AGTTGCACTTGTGTAGGTTCCAACAGGACTGTCGTTAAGGACAGAAGGGTTAGTTTCACCTGATCCAACATCACCACCACCGATATCACCAGCAGAGTTTTGGTTAGATGCACCAGTTTGGCCAGGCAATGCCTCGTCAACAAGTGCTTCTGCACCATCTTGTGAAAGGAAAGATGAGCGCATTGCAAAGATAAGACCAGTAGGCCCTGTCATTGGTTGCACACCACATACGTCATACGCAATGAGGTTAGGCATTGCACGGCGTACTAGGGATATTAAGATTGGATCCCATGTATCGAATTGTCCACCACCTGTACTATTGACTGGTGCTGTCTCTCCAAGAAAACCTCGGTCTTCTCGTAGTGCTTTTTCTTGGTTCTCTAAGATGAGAGTAGTAACTGCCCGCTTATAGGGATCGCTGATCTCAGGAAGATCGGGATGCTCTAGGACTGGCTGCCACTTTTCTTGTAGATGTTCTGTCTGAAACATTTGTTTCTCCTTTTAATTTAAATACATCTGTTTTTTTATTATAATTTACGCACTTGCCTTTTGATTACGACTGATTGCCGACAAATAAGCACTCATCGCTTCTGTCGTATCCATGTCCTTAGCAGTGCTACCATCTTCATCATTAAATGTCTGTTCGACTACAGTATTCTTAGGAAAATAACTTTCCTTCAAAGTATTCAGTTTTTCTCGGAATGATTCCTCATTTCCAAAATCAACGTCCTCTGTGAGCCCTCTGAACTTCTCAATTTCTGTGTCGGCCAAATCTTCGGAAACCTCAGATATAACCTGTTCACGAACTAGTTTAGAGTTTGAATTAACCAACTCAACCGATTTCTCAATTGATTCGTTTAATTTGTCTTCTAATTCGGAAATTCTTTCAGACTGTGCTTCGAGAACATTATATTTCTCGTTAGGCACATCAATATAGTGATCTTCAAACAACTGTTTCAGTCCAGAAATAAAGTCTTCTGCAATTTCGCCTTTTAGTCCACGTTCAATTGCTAACTCATTCTCTTTAGTCCATTCTTCTACAACGTAGTTGAGATATGTATCTACTTTTTCAGTAAGTTCTTCTTTGAATGTCTCCACTTCAGTTTCTCTCTCAGAGCTAACTTCTTCGTGTATACGTTCAATTTCAGATCGTACTTTTGATTTAACAGCAGCTTCAAAAATTGTTGCTGCCTTAACTTTAAAATCTTCAGAAAGACTGTCATCGGCATTCATTAAAGCTTGTACGTCTTCTTTGACGTTGATATCTTTAATTCGTGCTTCAACTGCTTCTGCCTTCTGAGTTTCTTCCTCAGTAGGTTCTGCTTTTTCATAAGTCATAGCACTTTTCATATTTTCATATGCGGCCATAAGTTTTTCTTTATTCATTTTTTCCATACCAGACATCATGTCTTTCATGGCAGTCATGTATTCCATTTTAGTTTTAGGCATTTCCATTTCCACTAAACTCTCTTCGCCTTCTAGTTCATGACTAGCTGCAAGTTTTTGTGGTTTATCTGATTTGCCCGCACCCTTCTGTTGTGCATCGCTCTTAACTGGTTTTGCTTTCTTGCCAGCAATATCTGTTGGGGAAGCTTTGGCTGTTGGGTCAACTACTGCTGCCCCTCCGTCTACTACTTCTCCGCCTGGCGTTGCAACGGCAATCTTCTCAGCTTTTGCGGCAGGAGCAGCACCATCAGTAGGCTGTTTAGATGCCTCTTCTAGTTCTGCAAGCACATCCGCTTCCAGCTCTTCAATTGTTTTATCTATTTCCGACATTTTGGTGTCTCCTTAATGCTGTTAACATATATTTATAAGTTATAATCTTTTGAGGAAGTTTGCAAATTCTAAAGCTTCTTGAGCATGATTTCTTTTTGCTTCTACCACATCAAATTCTTGTTTCATATCCTCTAACTCTGCTTCAAAAAGATGACCATGTTTCCAAACCCACTCTTTGCCTTCCATAATACCCTCAACAAATGCGTTGGGAGCAGAAGGATCAGCAACAATATCTGCTGCTGTTGCAAGATAAAAATCGTCACGAACATAGTTCGCACCATTCTTTTGATTCAAACTACCCATTCCTCTTGAAGAAACACCTAGTTTTGCACCTTCATCCATAAGACTCTTTACAATCTCACCCATAGGGGTTGACATTATTTTTGCCTCACCGATAAAATTCTTTCCATCAGGTTCTAAAGAAGTAATCATATGAGATACACGTTCCAGATTGACCGTTGGGCCATCAGGATGTCCTAGTTCTCCATATGCACGATTCTCTTTAATAAAATTCTTGTTGTATTTTATAACTTCGTTCTGAAGTACTTCCATAGGATATACTCGACCATTACGATTTTTAATATCAGCCTGCATAAAGATACCACGAATTTTGTAGGTCTTACCACCGTCTTCTTTTGCTTCGGTAATATATTCTACATCGTGGTCTACTGCTTCTGAAAATAATCTAACTGTGTTCATATTCCTATCCTTTATGCTGGTATGATGATGCCATCAAAACCTGATACTTTTTTCATTTTCAACCAAACTGTCCCGATACAAGCTGCATCATTTTCAAAGAAAATGTCTCCTGTAACCCCAGAACCAGCATTGTTTGCTAAACTAGGTAGTGATTGACTTCCAGCATTATAACTGCCGTTTGCGTTTAATGACATACATGTAACATTTGATGTAGCATCCCACTCAATTTCTAGTATGGAACTAACTGTCCAACTAATAGCAACAATAGAAACTCTGGGGTCAGTTGCGGCTCCAGCAAGTTCTGAAACGTCAACAACTTTGGTAGCCGTTCCGTTTGTACCAGTAATTGTGGTCTTGGTAATTAATTCAAAATCTGAATCTACTAGTGTTTGTGTTGCGAATGCCATTAGTTACTCCTATATCGATAACATTTCTTTTTCAAAATAGTCTATAAGTTCTTTTTCCCGAACTTTAAACTTTTTCGATGCGTTTTTAATAGTTTTATCAAAAGTATTTAGGAAATCCGAAGGTTTAGAGTCCATAACTCCAAAAATTTGATCAACTGCGTTCTTCATCTTCGGAGAAAGCTTTTGATATGTCTTAGATTTCTTATGTTCATCCCTTTCAACAACGGATAAATACATACTTTCAAATTTTTTAGTCATTGCCTACTTCTTTTTCAGCAGCTGCAACTTCATCTTTTGCTTGTTGAACAAATGTCTTTGCAACTTCTGACCGTTTAATTTCTAAAGTGTCTCCAATTTTTGTTGACATTGCAGTTTTAAAAACTTCTTCTGCACCTAAGTTATTTCCTGATGCCATTGCATCTACAAATTCTCTACTCATTAGTTATCTCCTTTTTCAAATTTTTGGCTATCGTCTGGTTTGCCATCATGTTCTGGGTCTTCATAATCTGGCATATCTTCTGGAGTTACTATTCCCCCAGCGCCATCTTGTGGATAACGAGTAATTCCGTCACCACCATCAGGAACAGCAATACCACCGTCCATAGGATCAATATCTCGTTCTTTTCTAATTTGGTCATTCATATCAGCAATTTCTGCATCATTCATACGCAAGACTTTCTTTAATACATATTCTTTACTAAAGAAAGTACCGATATATGATTGGATTGAATCAAGTGCTGAAAGTCTGTCATTAAGAAGTTCTGCATCTTTCAGTTCTGAAAAGTGACCATCTTGTAAAAAGTCATATTGAAGATGTTCTTGAATTGCGGGCCAATCTTCTGGTGCAATTACACCCTTCAATAACAACTGCGTTTTAAGAATGTCTGTAAATAAAGGAACAAACTTCTTACGAATACGTTGTACAAACTTAGTAAATTTTAATTCATCTCTTGTTATCTCTGATGCTCTACCTAAAGAAAACCCACCTTCAGAATCCATACGAGAGATTGGAACATTTAGAGACTTGTAAAGTTTCTTTTGAAAATATTGAATGTCATCAATCTCTCCTAGATTAGAGCCGCCTGGCAAAGTTGTAATCTCTGTACCACGACCACCTTCTCTACGAGGCAACCAAAAATCTTCTAACATAGACATATGATTTCGATCATCTCTAATCTCACCTGTCCTTGCATCGTATACTAACTTGTTACGATAACGATTCATAACATCTTTAAGGTATTGTTCTGCTTTAATCTTTGGTAGATTACCAACATCAATATAGAATATACGTCTTTCTGGCGCTCTTGATATACGATAGATAACTAACGCATCTTCAATCATTCTAAGTTGGTTAACAGGTTTGATTGCTTTGTGTAGATAAGAAAGAACTCGTCCACTATTGCCGTCTATTAAACCAGATGGACAATATGAAATTGAATCAGAAGCAATCTTTAATCCTTGATTACTTCCAGAAGTTCCAGCTGACGCTAATCCTTTTTCATTATAGATATAATACTCTTCAATTTTTTCAGTCATTTGTATTGAAGTATTTTTGTCTATACTCTTTTTAACTTCTCTGACTTTCTTAATTTTAGTAGGGTCAATATATCTTAATTCGGTAATGCCCCTTCTAGGGTTTTTGGTATCAATTATTTTATGATAGAATACACGACCATCTACATACCATCTGCGAAAAACGTCATGACCCTTTTGTTCAAAACTAAGAAGCCGCAGAACTTCATGAAATTCTGTACGGATTTTTCTTTTAATTTTTTCTGGATAGGGTAAACGATCTAAAGTAATTTCTACTGCTACATCGTTTTGGTTTGCAACAATACCCTCATTGATAATATCTTCAATTGCAGTATCACATTCTGCTTGCTGAGCAATATCACGATACCTTCGAATTAAATCT